AGGCTTTGCTGGATTCAACGCCGGCAAGAAGCAAAGAATGGTTCCGGGACGTTAGCTCAGTTGGTAGAGCAGCGGACTTTTAATCCGTTGGTCACTGGTTCGAATCCAGTACGTCCTACCAACCCGTTTTCCCAGTGAAAACACACCGATCAAGGCCGCTTTCACGCGGCCTTTTTCTTTGCCGCTGTGGGGGAGTTTTTGCCCACCAGGTTCACCGCTGCTACCAGCGTGTCGACCACCAAGTGCGCGTAGCGGCGCGTGCTCACTGTCGATAGGTGGCCCAACACGCCACCCACGGTGTTCAGATGTGCGCCACCGTTCAGCATCTCGCTGGCCGTGCTGTGCCGCATGTCATGCAGCCTGGCGTGGCCATAGCCCGCGGCGCGGGCTGCCTTCTTGAATTCCTTGCTCACTGTCCACCGCGTGCGCGGCATAGGCCACAGCTTCGGGTTACGCACCACGTGTGCGACCTTGGGGTGGATGGGCACGGCGCGCGGCCGCCCGTTCTTCGTGACCTCCGGAGGCAGCAGGAAGGCCTGCGCGCCATCGTCGCCGTACAGCTCGCACTTGCCCACCTCGCCGGCGCGCATGCCGCTGTAGAAGGCGATGCGCACCGCTGCGCGCGCGGCGCCCGGCTTCATCATCTGGCAGATTTCCAGGAAGCGTCGGCGGTTGAGGTAGGTGTGCCGCTCGTTCTGCACCTTGGGCATTTCCATGCGCTCGGCCGGATCGTGCTCGCCCAGCTTGTGCTGCTTCCATGCATAGCGACAGGCTGACCGGATGTACGACAGCCGGTTCTTGATGGTTGCAGGCGCCAGCGGCACCTCGACCTCCTTGCCGTCGATGACCGTGATGCGCACGGGCTTGTATTCGCGCGCGATGTCGGGCAGGTGGGAGAAGGGGCGCCCGGCGTAGATGTCGGCGCATTCGTTGAGCTCGCGCTTGATGTTCTCGAAGCTCTTGAGCTTGGGCCCGCGGTGCTGCAGGTAGAGCAGCACCGCCTGATCTATCAAGGGCTCGGGCTTGAGGACACCAGTTGCAATGGCGTAGAGGCGCCCGGTTTCTTTCTGGTCAAACGTGTCCGCTTGGGCGCGAGTCCAGCCTTTCGGAAGTAGCTGGCTAGCGCGGACCCGCTGGCCGGCAATGCGCTTGTCAAATTGGTAGCGCCAGCGCTTGTTTGGGGTGTCGAAGCTGATCGGCATGATGTTTTGAAGGTCTCCAGGTCTTCGCGCTCAAAGCGGACGGCGCTATCAATTCGATAGCTCGTCAGACGCCCGCTGGCCGCGAGATCGTAAATCTTGCTCCGGGACACCCCCAGGAAAGCGGCTGCTTCAGTAGCGGTCAACATGTTCATCCCCCCCTCCCGCTCTCTCTGGATGTCTCGACAGCAGCGACTTCCCGGCTCGGCCAGTTGATCGTGTAGGTCTGATACCAGTTGTCGGAATACTCGGTCCTCACGGCGAACGAGCCGCCAGATTCGGCGCAGATGTTGCACCACTTCAGGAGCGTCTCGTGCTGGTCCTTGCACATGCCGGACATGAGAACGCGGCTGATCGTTTGATGTGCGCTCACGATGCAGACTCCTTCCCGCTGCCGATGGAGGCAGCAGCGCGGACGATGGCGCGGCGGGTGGCGGCGTATGGGTCGTCGCTGTATGGCTGTGCGCCGAGCGCCATGACGTGCACGCCTTGGCTGAAGAACTCGAGGTTCAATTTCAGCTTCACCGCCAGCCGCAGAGCGTCGCCGTCGTCGGCCAGTGGGTTCCAGCCGGTCGATACATCGTCGATCCACAGGCCGCCGCGTCCACCGCCCACAGCATCTCGCGCCGCTTGATGCGCGGCGTTGATGGTGTACCCCGCAGCCTTCGCAGCCGCCTCAAGCAGTGCCCGATCAGACATCGCAGTCCCCCTTCCCGCTGCTCGCTCTGATGGCAGCAGCACACTGGGTGCATTCGTGATCGACGGAATGCCAGCCGGGCGCATTGGTGGAGCGGTAAGCGGCAGCGCGTTCTTCGCACTCCTTTGCCGCACGCTCTGTGGCAGCGTCCCAAGCGTCGAGCAGCAGTTTTTCGACCCATGGGCGATGCACTTCAAACTCTGGCGCCCAATCAGGCATTGCACGCAGATGAGCAGCGAAGGCTTCGGTAGTGGGGGTCATTCGGCGTCCTTCAGATCGTCGTAGTAGCCGTGTTCGCGCAGAAACTTCTGCTCGTGCTCATTGAGATCACGCGTCACTCGGTCTGCCGCCTTCGCTGCTTCGTCATCAATCGGGAAGTGCATCAGCGAGTCAAAGACCAGCCGACGCGCTTGCTCGATGACGATTGCAGGAGCCTTCAGCTTGACCAGCCGGTGTAGACGCTTTGCGCGAGTAGCCATGCGGTCCGCGCGGCCCTCTGTAGAGTCCCAGTAGGCTGCGGCCTCTGCGATCTGTTCTTGAGTGAAGTCAGCCATTTGCCCCTCCCTTCATGGAGTCGATGGCGGCGTCAGCAGCGGCGTTGACACGCTCTCGATGAAGAGCAAGGTCTTGCTCTGTGAGTCGATGACCCGAATGGCAGGGGACGCGGATGGGGCACTTTGCGCAGCCGGAGTCCTTGCCATCCCAGTGGGTCGAGCAAATAGCCTTCTGGTTGGCGTTGAAGGGTGACTCACGCATTGCAAACTCCAGTGAGAACATCGTCAATGGCCTTGAGTGACGGATGCTGCTTGACCTCATGGCGCACATCCGAAAAGGGGCGATCAGGATCCGCAGCGCACAATGAGTTTTCGATGAAGCCGCGCATGTCAGACTTCGCGTGCAGGAGCACGGCCTTCAGCCTCTCAATCTCCGCATCCCTGTCCTTGAGGGCTGATTGGAGGGCGGAGACTTCTTCGCGAACGAAGCGGCGCCACCAGTACCGGCCGCCATGCTGCGGATGTGGCTCGCCGAAGAAGACGCCAATGTTGTCGCCGTCTATCCCGTCGAGGAAGTCCCAGAGCCATGCGCCATGCGGAGTGGCCGGCACCTTCAAGCTCTCGGGCATCTGTGTGGGGGTTGTCATGCGGACTCCATTACTGCTTCGATGAACGCTTTGGCGGCTTCGGCATTGATTGCATTGCCGTAACCGCGCAGTCGTCCCACTCGGGCGGGAGCCCCATGAGCCAGCGGGAATGTGCCGGGTTCAACTGGCCGCCACTTTCCATCGCGGCATCCGAGCCAATCAGCATCTCGCCAGAAGCCGTTAATCGGGCCGGGCCCATCAGACACGACACCGCTGCTAGATCCGGGCCGTGATTGCGCATCGCTTCCTTGATGCCGCCTTCCGTAGAGCGCACGCCCTTGTCCGCCAGCGAAGATGTCGGCGTCGGCCATCCCGCCAGATGCACCGCCACATCCGCCAGACCGATTTGCGGGTCCGTCGGCTTGCGCCCCGTCGTGATCGGCGGATTCGGCTTGGCATCGACCAGCGACGCAGTGGGCGTGGGCCAACCCGATAACCACGCCACCCGGCCCAATAGCGCATTCAGCGGCACGTTCAAGCACTCCGCCCCGTCCTTGTGGTCGCGTGTCGTTGGCGTTGGCCAGCCAGTATGTGCGGTCTCGGATGTGCGGCGCACCGACGCCCGCAGACGGGAACGCGACCGCCCCGAAGGCATAGCCCAGGGCTTCCACGTCAGTGTGTACAAGGTCGAGCCAAGGGTTTGCGTCTTTGCTCGCAACCTGCTCACCAATGACGACTCCAGGGCGGCGCTGGCCGATGAGGTGGTAGAGGTGTGGCCATAGGTGCCGCTCGTCAGCAAACCCAGCTCCTTCGCCTGCCTGGCTGAAAGGCTGGCAAGGGCAGGAAGCGGTCCAGATGGCACGGTCGTCGGGCCATCCTGCTCGACGTAGTGCATAGCTCCAGACGCCGATGCCGGCGAAGAAGTGGCACTGGGTGTATCCCACAAGGTCATTTGGTACGACATCCCTGATGTCCCTTTCATCAACGTCGCCGGGAGCGATGTGTCCCTGCTGGATGAGCTCGCGCAGCCAGGCCGCGGCCTTCTTGTTGAACTCGTTGTAGTAGGCCGGCTGGAGCATCACTCGCTCTCCTTCCCGACATGCTCCAGGCCGGAGAGGGCGGCGCGGCGCTCACCTTCATCGATCCAGCCCAAGACTTCGTCAAGTGCAACATAACGAGCCCGTTGACCTCCGATGGATTCCTCTCGCTTGGGAATGCCGTTGATGCAACCTCGCAGCCATGGCCACGAGCCGACGATTGGCGCCGCAAAGATTTGTCGCTTCTCAAACTCTGCGTGGGCCGCCGTGAACATGCTGTCGCTCTCTTCTGTCTCCTGAGTGGCTTCAGCGTCTTGCTCGAAAGCTTGCAAGATGAAAGCATGCAGCTCTTCGCCGGTCACGAGCATCGCTTCGGGCCAATCCTCAGGGCTAGTTCGGTCGTCCATTTCACTAACCATCCGCACAACGCGATCTGCGATAGCTGCCGCTCCCCCGCATCCCTGAGAGGCGCAGGGCTGGGCGAACAACGGTCGGAATTCGTATGGGATGCCTCCAGATGTCAGAGCGAAGGCTTCGGTTTTCCCGGTTGTACAGGTCGATCGAGACTCGTACCAAGAGGTCCAACCGTCAATTGTTTGTTGACGTTCTTGCCACCCCACCGGCTGCACCACAGTTGCGGGGGAGCGGGCAGCGGTCGGGGCAGACAAACGTGAAGCGGCAGCCGACAGTAGCTCGCGTGCGAGTCCGCCGATGCCGTGCGGAACAAGAGCACCGTCAGCATCGAGCGAAAGCAGCGCGTTGATGTTGGAAACCAAGGCCGAGTTGTCGCCTCGAAACGTATCGCTCGCTGCCGGCGCTTCCTCGCGCGATGCGAGGGCGGCGGTGTGGAAGGCTTCGACTTCCCGAACGATGTGCTCCAACTGCGCATAGCCACCGCCTACGGCCATGTTCAAGCGGGCAATGTCGTAATCGCTCATCGGCTTGAGAGCGGGCTTTTTCTGCTCGCGCGCAGCGATAGCGGCACCGGGTGCGGCGGGTATCACAACGCGAGTCCATCCCATGGTGTTTTTGCAGTGGAATCTGACATCCACGTCGCTCCACACTTGGCCGTTCTCGGGGTTGTGCCAGTAAACCGCACCGCCCTCAACCCCAGAGGCAACGGAAGGCGCTGCTTGTTCTGTGCGGGAGGCGGGGGTGTTGGGTTGGGGGGTCATGGCTGGGTGTCCTTGGTGGCTGCACGCCGGCGTGCAGCATCGATTCGACGGGTGAGCTTTCGCACGCGCTGCTGAAGTTCGGCGTGCTCTTTGTCGCGGTAGTCGTTGAACACAACGCCTTCGTACTCTTGCGCGCACTCGATCACGCGAAGCAGCATGTAGGCGCGGTAGGGTAGGTATTTGCCGCGCAGACCAAGCCGACAGCTCTCGACGTGGTCGAGTTCCTCCTTGATGGCATAACTGGTCAGGCAGGTGTGCAGGTACTTCCCGCATTCTTCGCACACCTCTTGAGAGTCAGACTCGTAGCTATACCCGCGACAGAGCATGTAGTCGTGTTCCGGGTGCTCGCCGTTCATCTTCTCCACAAGCGCCAAGCCGTGCTCTCGGCAATAGCTGTAGAGCTGGTCAACGTCCACTTCTCTGGCGTCGATCCAATGCGGGTCTTCCTCATCCTTCAGGACCGAGGATGCAAGCGGCGTCAGATATTGGATGCAGCGATCTGCGCGGCCCAATGTGTTCATTTCGCTCACGCTGCACCTCCCATCGCCTTCCCACCCTCATCGCCCCCCAGGAGCAGCGCTCCTTCTTCTGGGTGGGGGGAGGGGGGTATAGGGAGAGGCTGCCAAACCGTCGGAAATACAGCCCACCCGCCATCGGCAAGAAAGTTGTTTGCGTCTTTGTCATCGCGATACCACCAGCGCGCACGCAATGGACGGAACGCGCCTGGATACCAGACCAGAACGTATTCGGAATAGTGGTTATGGCCGTCTTGCCACAGACCATCCTTCGGCGCCGTCGCAATAGGCAGCCACCCGCCTTGCTCGCTCGCTTGCTTCGGGGCTGCCTCATCTGGGCGAGGGGAACTGGCTGCTGTTGAGCTGGTATCGCTCGGCCTGTTCGCAGCTTCTTCAGAAATGGCTTGGTATTCGTTCCAAGTGATTTCGCGTCGCAGATACCGATCGGAAGGCGAGTCTTCTTGCTCGCTCGCTTGCTTGCCCGGCACAGCCTCTTCATCGGCCGCACCAAGAAACGCGGCGCCGTCTTCCAGATAGCCACTGGAGTGCGCATACAGGCCGCGCCCGCTGTGACCTTCTGCAATGCTCAGCGTGACCAGCCCAGCTTCTCCGCCGAACATCGCAAGCAGCTCGCTCGCTTGCTTGAAGTCGATGGGGAGGCTGGGGGGAGTGGCGGCGAGAGATGCCAGAGTGTTTTCCAGCAGATGCTTGTGATCCTCCCAAGCGGCGCGGTTGGCCTCGTCGGGATCTTCGCGGTACTTGTCGCCGTTGTGCCAGCGAAGGCACTGCTCCAGCACTGCACGAATGCGCGCCTCGCTGCTGCTGGATGAGGATGGGGATTGGGGCATGGGGGTCTCCGCTGTGTGAGTTGCGGGCGTCGCGCTGACGCCCTGGAACGTCAGTCTTCGATCTGCTGCTGGTCGACGTCGGGCAGCGCAAGCAGCAGCTGCACGTCGCGCGACTTGAACGTGGCCAGCTTGCCGAACTCGGCCTCGCTCACGTCGTTGATCTCGCAGGCCCACGACCAGGTGGTGGTGCCGCCTTCCTTGGGCGTGATGTGCAGGCTGTCGACCTTCACGTCCTTGAGCACGATGTCGCTCTTGCCGCCGAGGCCGAAGTCGAAGGTGAGCTCGCAGCCGGTCTGTTCGCCGGCCCACGAGAAGCGGCCGATGCGCTGGCCGATCTTCGTGAGGTTCGGCTTGTCGGTGATCGGCTCGACACCATCGAGCGCGCCCTGTGCATCGCCGCCGGCCTGCTTCGTGTACAGCGCGCTCAGCAGGTAGCCGTCGAGCATCGTCAGCGCGCCGTTGGGCATCTCCGCGGAGAACACGAGCTTCACGCCCGGGTTGCTGTCCGGCGGCCGGTTCTTCTGCGAAAGGACGTCGATGTCGGTAAGCTTGGCTTTGGTCGAGGACTCGAGATAGAACATGGGTCAGGGCTCCAGTGGTTGAAGGAAAGAAAAAGGGCTGGCTTTCGCCGCTGGCCGGAAGGGAGGGGTTGGAGGAGACGGAGGCCGGCCAGGCGCACCCTGGAAAGGGTCAGAAGGGGATGTCGGCGGCGAGCGTGCGCAGGTCGGCCTGCTGGTCTTCCGGCAGGTGCTTCGCGCGCGCCAGGATCGCCATTGCCTCGTCGGTGGTCTTCGCCGACTTCAGCTCGTCGGTGATCTGCGCGTAGGTCGGGCCGGCGGCGTCAGCGCTCGCGCCCTTGATCTCGCCGGTGTCGCGATCGACGTCGGCTGCCGGCTCCTGCACCGTCACGAAGTCGGCTTCGATCACCGCGCCGCGCCCTTCGTCGGCCGCGTTCGACACCGCCAGCGCGTTGGACAGCTCGATGCTGGCCGGCATGTACTTGAGCACCTGCAGCAGCGCCACCTTGCGCGCGTACATCTCGAAGTTGTTCTCGCTCGCCTTGGCGTAGTGGCGGTCGCCCACCTTGTTGTACTGCTTCAGGTGCTTCTCGACCTTGCCGCGGCTCCAGACTTCGATGACGGGCATCTGCGCGTCCTTCACGCGGCCGATGGCGTAGACGTGCGTGAACTTGCCTTCACCATCCGCGGGCTTGTGGCGGCAGAACGGCGCGTCGCCGAGTTGGTAGTCGAAGTCGTCGCCTTCGAACACCACACCGGTCCAGACGGTGGCGCGGCCGCTGCGCGCCACCAGGTCGACGAGGCCCTTCCAGCCCGGCACGAAGGTGCACGTGTTCTTGTAGGGGATCAGGTAGCCCTGGCCACCGATGCCCGGCTCCAGGCCCAGCTGCGCGGCGGTCATGATGCAGCCGGCAATGCTCTGTGGCGTGCACTGCTGCAGCGCCGGCGTGGTGCTGAACGCGGTGAGCGCGAGCCGCGCCATGCGGTCGGCGTTCATGTGCTTCGGCAAGGCCATCGCCAGCTGCGGCTTGAGCTTGTCGAGGAAGCCCGAGAACGCGGCGACGGGGTTCTGCGGCTTCTTGCCGTCGCGCACGTCAGAGAGGGTGGTGGTAGCCATGGTCATGCCTTTTCAAGGTTGAGCGCCCAGGTGGGCAGGGAAACGATCTCGATGGCGTCGCTGTAGCCCGGCCAGATGCCGCTGCTGCGGCAGGCCGCGTAGGTGTCGAGGTTGCGGCGCGCGGCTTGGCGGCCGGCTTCGCGGCTGTCGTCGTCGAGCAGCACAGCGCTTGCGGCGTAAGGCCACTCGGCCTCGACCGCCACGAAGATGAAGGCCAACACTTCGCGCCCTGACGCGATGCCGTAGCCATCGCTGTAGAAAGCGTCTTGGACGTGGTAGCGCTTGCGCGCGATCTGTCGGCGGAACTCGCCCGGGCTGGCATCGCCGCAGGTTTTCAGGTCCAGCAGAATCGCGCCGCTCTCACCCGCCGGGTGCGCCCAGTCGGGCCGGCAGCGGCACAGCTCCTGCGTGATCGGGTCAAGCCAGTAGGCGGACGTCTCGGCCTGGCCGCGGGCGAGTGCTTCGCGCACCTCGGGCAGCCGGCGCACACTGTCCGCCTGGCGCATGGCTGTGTCGCGCTGGTCTGGCTGGATGGCCACGAGCGGCGTGCTGTCGACGAACTCTTTCCAGGCCTTGGTGTTCCTGTTGAGCGCCGGGCCCACGACGTAGCGCTTGTCGAACATCTCGGGCTCCAGCACGGCACAGTGCGCGAGCTGACCTTCGAGCTGACCAGGCTTCGGGCCACCGCGCGCCGGCCGCGTCGGGTCAAGGTGCAAGCCGTGGAAGATCGCGGGGCTGCGCTCGATGTCGTCCAAGCCGGTCTTGCTGATGCCGGGACCAGAGTGGTAGGCATCAATGTCGAGGTTCTGCACCAGGCCCAGGGCGCCGTTCAGCGCGGGCGCTGCGCGATCCGCGGCTACTTCGCACGGCAGCAGATCGGTTTCGACGGCGCCCATTACAGCGGCTCCCCGACGAGTTCCTCGCCCACGCTCACCAGCTTCTCGAACAGGAAGCTCTGCAGTTCGCGCGTCAGATCGCGCCAGCCGTGGCGCAGGTGCAGGTACTCTTCGATCAGCGTAGAGGCCAACTGCTTCGTGCCGCCGAGCTGGAAAACGCGCTCGGCGATGAAGATGGTCTGGTTCTCGGCCAGGCCCAGCACGCCGTCGCCAAGGCTTTCCACGACCTTGATTGGGTAGGCGTCGCGAATTTGGAAGCCGATGCGCGCGCAGAAGGTGAGGGCGCGTTCCATGCTCTGCTTTTGCACCGCCGTCACCTCGATCTCGCGCGGGCTGAATTCGACCTTGGTCGCGTCCTTCCAGACCTTCAGCGCGGTGGCATTGACCTTCAGCATGCGATCACCGATGCAGTCGCCGATCACCTCAACGAACTCGGCGGAGGGCTGCATGCCCCAGCCGTGGAAGTCGAGCCGACCCTCAAAGGTCGTGTCGGGCGCGGTGACCACGTTGCGCAGGAACTGACGGTCGGTGGACTTGAGCACGCCAGCGACGATGCGGTGCATCATTTCCCAGTCGCTCTTCACCGTGCGGTCTTCGGTGAGCTCGACCTTGGACAGCTCGTTGTACGTGTAGAGCGCCTCGGCGCGCAGTTCGGAAACACGCACACCCCGGTAGAAGAAATTCGCGCTCGGGCGGTTGCGCACTTCGAGCGAGCCCGACGTGAACAGCGGCTCGTCTTCCAGGATGAAGCGATGCGAGTTCGCAAACACGCCCTCGAATGCATCACCCTGCACGATGATCTGCGTGTGCCCGGCCATCGGGTCGACCATGTACGGCTCGTACTGGCCGCTGCCGCCTTCGTCCTTGCAGTTGCAGGCGATCTCGCGGTAGGCCATCCACAGTTCCCACTGCTTGCCGAGTTCGGTGGTGAAGCCGATGGCGGCAGGCTCGCCACCGTCCGTGGCCATGGTCACGAAGTCGAACGACTGGCCGCGCACCTCCTGCGGCGCCACGGCGAAGTTCACCACCGTTTCGCCCGACATGATGGTCACGCGATGCCCGGTTCGCAGCAGCACCGCAATGGCGTACTTGAGGCCCGTCCCAAAGAAGCCGATCGGGTTGGTGCCTTCCTTGACGCTCACGCCAAAGGTGGAGATGGACCGGACGTCAATCTCGCCCGGGTTGGAGAAAACGATCATGATCAGCCTTTCAGGAAGAAGCGCACGGCCCACACGACCAGCGCAATGAGGATGAGCAGCGCCACGAAGGCGGTGCCGACTGCGGCCACGGGCGCGCGCGGTTGCGTCTCGCGCTCGTCGATCTCGGGCAGCTGGTCAAACACGGCCGGGTAGGGCTGCTGCTTGCGGGCGCGGCGCTCGCGTTCGTCGGCGAGGACGATCGGCGGGTGGAAGCTGGAGTTCTGGTCGTTCACAGCGGGCTCCAGTTGTTGAAGACGAGGGCCACCGCGATGCCGATCACGCCGACGACGTAGAGCACCTTGTCGGCCACGCGGTGCGCCGGCTGCGGATCGGCCAAGGGCACGATCTCGCCGCCAGCGTTGACGTCGCCGAAGGCCTGGGCCAGCGTGCGCGGGCAAGGCGTGTGGCGCTCGTGCGTTGCATCGACGGAGCCGGCGAATTCGCGCGGCGCAGTCAGCGGGGTGTGGAAGAGGGCGGCCATCAGTCGTCCTTCGCCATCTGGCGTTCGATCTCTTCCCAAGCCTCGGCGCCGATGTCGTCGTCCTCCGGCGGGAGGACCTTCGCCGGCGGCTTGAAGCCGCTCTGCATGCTGGCCACCGCTTTGCGGCGCGCCTTATGATCGACTAGGTTGGACGACACAACCCTCGGCTGCGGAATCGCCAGCCCGCAAGCCATCACCGCCGGCGCCACCTCGCGCCAGATCGCGCCAGCAGGATCCACCTCGGCCTGCAGCTCGTGCAGCGCCTTGAAGTAGTCCCGCCCCGCGCGCCAGTCGGCCTGGTCGTCGAAGTGCTCGTAGAACCATGGCGCGTTCACAAGCCGGCGGCGGTACTCGGTCAGCTTCTTCGCGCGCAGAACGGCCGGATGGTCCTTGACCACGGACACGCTCTCGCGGATGAAGTCTTCGGGGGCGAGGACGGCGGCCATGGTTCAGTACCCCAGCCACGCCAGAACGTCGGCACCGCGGTACGACGCGCAGTCGCCCACATCAGCCAGGAATTCGGCCGCGTCGCAGCCGTGTCGTGCGACTTCAGCGAGGGCCCGCGCCCGGCTCACTGTCGCTTCGCATGCGTCTTCGTAGTTCATTGCCATCTCCGTGTTGGGATGGACAGAATTTAGCAATAGATTGCTAGATGGTCAAGCAAAGTTTTGCTAGAGGCGAAAAATATTTCCGTACTGAGCCCCTCTTCAGGGGGTGGGTCAGATCGACGGAAGATCAGTAAGGAAGGAAGTCGAGGGCGCGGCAGCGATCAACCTTGACTTGCATGGCGGCTGAGTTCCCGCAGGACGTGCACGATGGCCCACTGCACGTCTGAAGGCATTGCGAAATGGAAGTGATCGCCGTTGAGTGGTCGACATCTGCTTGTCGAGCGGCCGCCAAAAGCCCGGCCCCGTCCAGGTAGCTGAAACGTGGCATTAGGTAGCCGCGCAGCCGTTGGATATTCGCCCGCGTCTGGTCTGAATCAGCCGCAAGTCTGGCCTGCTCGACCGGTGGCAGCGACGAGATTAGATGCTGCGATGAAGCATCGGATTCCAACATCAGGTTAGAGAGTCGAAGGCAATATGACGCCTGTAGATCTATGGGTTCGGGCGGCATCTTGCTTTGCGAAACAGCTGCGGACGACGCCAGAAGCAGCCCAAAAAATAATTTCTTCATCTCAATTGCCCAATGTCAGACTGCGACGTCTTGTTCGGCTGAGAGTCTTTCAATTCGCGATACGCGGCCTCGATCTTGTCGTAAAAAGATCGTTCTTGAGGAGACATTTGGCGGAGCAGTTGCCAAACCTCAATGCCCAAGGCTGCTGCCAATTTGTTGAGCTCCGTGACCTTCGCCGATGGTTCCTTTCCGGAGCTCGTGTCATCGCGCAAAGTCGGCTTCAGGTAGTTGCCGATGGTCCTCTGCGAAACGCCGCTCTTGTCGGCAAGGGCTTGCTGGCTGTCGAAGCCTGACTGCTCCATCCAAAAGCGGAGGTTGTCGGCGATCACCTGGTTGATGGGTTTTGCAGGGTTTTCACTCATGCGAGTAGGGTGCCCGGCCTTCCAAGCAAAATGTTGCTTGAAGGAATAGCAATACTTTGCTAATGTCGGGGGTATGACCTCGCTCGACACAGAAGTCCGCCAATTGCTCGGAGCCCGGAAGGGCGAATGGCAATCCATCGCCTCAAAGACGGGCATCAGCTACTCCTGGCTGTCCAAGTTCTTCAACGGGCATATCGACAACCCGGGTTACCAGACCCTCAAGTCGCTTCACGAGCACTTGACGTCGCCCGCGGCCGAACCCGTGCAGGGGGCGTGAGCCGTGACGCTCCTCGAAGTCCTCGGCGCGTTCGCGCTCTTCATCCTGCTGGTGCTGGCCATCGGCTGCAGCTTCGGCGTCGTGAAATTCTCCGCCGAGATCGTCAAGGACGAGGACTGACCCATGCCCGCGCTCACCTTCCCCGAGGCGCTGCTGATCGCGTTCCTGCTGGTCTGCCTGGCGCTTTGGTACTGCCAGGGCGAGTAGGCCGGCTCTCTCTTTTCTCATCGCTTTTCCCGAAAGTTCAACGTGTCCGCATCGTCTCCGACCCCTCCTGAAAGGGCCAGAAAGGGCGTGCAGCTCGTCATGCGCGCACTGCAAGAGCCTGGAAGAGCGGCCGGTGTAGCGACGGCGATGGGCCTCTCCGAGGCCACCGTCAGCCGCATCAAGAACGAACGCATCGAGGAGGCCGTCATGTTCATGGCCTACCTAGGTCTGAAGGTCGTGCCTTCGGACTACCAGTGCGTCGACTCCAAAACCTTTGCCGCCTTCGAGGTGCTCTACGAGAAAGCGATGTCCATGACGACGCCGGCAAAACTGATTTTTGAGGACCAGGAATGAATCCCGCACTCTCCGACGACATGGTGGCCGGCATGGACGACATGTCCGAAGACCACCTGCGCGAGCAGCACATCGCCGAATGCGGCCGGCAGATCAACGCGGCCTACGCCAAGGGCAACCACAAGGCCGCGCGCCAATGGCTCGACATGCAAACCCAGGCCGTGAAGGCTCGCAGCCCGCAGCAGGTCGCGCGCATGGAGCGCGAGTACTTCAGCGAAGAGGGTGAGCGGGCGCGGCTGGCCGGGCGAACAGGGGGTGCATCACATGCGTGAATACGCGAAAGCCGAGCCGAAGATGTGGCACGGCGAGACCATGAAGGCCCTTCGTAAAACGCGGGAGGGGCTCATTGTGGGCCTGTATCTGATGACTTCGCCGAGCTCCAACATGCTCGGTCTCTTCGGACAGCCCATTTTGTACATGGCCTACGAAACGGGCCTCGGTGAAGAAGGGGCTAGGAAGGGGCTTCAAAGCTGCATCGATGAGGGATTCTGCAGCTACGACGAGGCCACCGAAGTGGTGTGGGTTCACGAGATGGCGAAGTACCAAATCGCCTCTGAACTTAAGGCTTCCGACAAGCAATGCGTGGGCATCCAGAAGGCCTACGACGCACTGCCGAAGAACCCGTTTTTGGGTGCCTTCTTCGACCGCTACGAGCACGCTTTTCACCTCTCCAAGCGGCGTTCTGCGGATGGGTCTACCCAAGGCCCTTCGAAGCCCCTCCGAAGCCAAGAACAAGAACAAGAACAAGAACAAGAACAAGAACAAGAGGGAGGGCCTTCGAAAGGCCCTTCGAAAAATCTCAAGTCCGAAAGCCTGGACCTCGAGTTTGTTCTGCCGAGCTGGATGCCGACCGATGCATGGGATGGTTACGTTGCGATGCGGAAGAAGCAGCGCAAGCCGATGACCGATCGGGCGCGTGACCTCATCGTTGCCGAGCTGCAGCGCTTCCGAGACGACGGCTACGACATCGAAGCCATCCTCGACAAGTCCACGACGAATAGCTGGACCGCGGTCTACGCCCCGAAGGACGGCGGCACGGGCCCGACGATGAATGGCGGAGGCAACCGTGTATGACCGGCGAGCGTGCCCTCGTTGCGCTGCGCCGGGCCGGCCGCAACCCTCACGGCGTCTGGGTCACGGACAGCGACGACACCTACGCCCGCGCCACGGCGCGCGAATGGCCCATGCACCGCTTCGAGAAACGCGGGCAGCCGGACCACCAGGCCGCCCACCTGCGCTTCGACGCGAACGACATCCCCGAAGCGCTCGACCTGCGCTGCGTGGTGGGCCTGACGTGCCACGTCGCGACCGACCGCGGTGCCACCCGCTTCAACCGAATTTTCGATGCCCTGATCGCTGCCGGTGCCGCGGTGGTCGTGGGCGTTCATGACGACCAGGTGCGCATGCACCCACAACCCGGAGCATCCCATGGCTGAAATTTTCGATGGCGATGACATCGACTTCGACCGCTACATGCACGCCACCGAGGCGAAGCAGCGCGTCAAGGCGGCGTCGATCTACGTGCAGGCGCTGATCGATCGCACGAACGACCCGAGGCCCCCGCGGCACCACCTGATGCCCTGGGGCAAGACGGCCGGCATCCTGCAATTCCGGCCCGGCGAGGTCACGGTCTGGGGCGGCGAGAACGGCAGCGGGAAGTCGCTGATCACGGGCCAGGTCGCGCTGTCGCTGTGCGCGCAGGACACCCGCGTGGCCATCGCCAGCTTCGAGATGAAGCCGATCAAGACGCTCGAGCGCATGGGCCGACAGTGGACGCACCACAGCCTGAACGACCGCGAGATCATGTCCGACCCGGCCGAGCGCCGCGCGCTGCTCGATCGCTATGCCGAGTTCCGCGACTGGACGGACGGCAAGCTGTGGCTGTACGACCAGCAGGGGACCGTGCAATGGCGCCAGGTCTGCGCCGTCGCGCGCTACGCCGCGCAGGAGCTTCGCATCCAGCATTTCTTCGTCGACAACCTGGCGAAGTGCGTCAAGGGTGAGGACGACTACAACGGGCAGAAGGAGTTCGTCGACGAGCTCTGCGCCATCGCCCGCGACGAGGACATCCACATCCACCTCGTGCACCACCTGAAGAAGCCCAACTCGCCGAACGCGAAGCCGACGAAGGCCGATTTCAAGGGCTCCGGCTCCATCACCGACCAGCCGGACAACACGATCTCCGTGTGGCGCAACAAGGCCAAGGAACGCCAGACTGGCATTCGCAGCGCTGACGCGGCGGACACCGTCCTGATCGTCGACAAGCAGCGCAACGGCGAGGGCTGGGAAGGGGAGATCGCCCTGTGGTATCTGCCGCACAGCCAGCAGTTCGTCGCGGGGGCCAACGAGGAGCCGATGGAGTTCTACAACCCTCCCACGGCTGACCATCTCGCGCCCGCGCGCGCATTTGTGGGGGCAGTATCGTGACCTACCAGCCCTCCCATTCCGAGCTGATCCTTAGCGCGATGGCCGCAGGTTCACCCATGACCGCTGTCGAGATCGCGGAAGCCAGCGGCGTGCCGGTAGGCATCGTTGCGACGTACATGCCGCGGCTGTGCATGGGCGCCAAGGTGACGTGCGTGAAGCAGCGCCGCCCGCGCCAGTACCAGATCGGCATTGCGCCTGCCGAGGCCATCGTGACGCAGGCGCGTCGCACACAGCCGGTGAGCGTCTTCGACATCGCGAGGCTCGCATGATCACGCTCACCCTCCCATACCCCATCAGCGCGAACCGCTACTGGGCCTCGCGCGTCGTGAAAAACAAGGTCACCGGCAAGCCGATGCCGATGGTCTACGTGACCGGCGACGCCGAGGCCTACAAGGAGTCCGTCGGCTGGGTCTGCAAAGCCGCGGGCATCCGCGCGCCGCTGTCCGGCCGCGTCTCCATCGCCGTGCAGCTCTACCCGCACCGCCCGCAGGACTGGGCGACGCGCCAGCGCAAGCACGGCGCCACCTGGGACGACACCGTGCAGTGCCTGGACATCGACAACGCCAACAAGGTGCTGCTCGACGCTATCAAGGGCATCGCCATTGAGGACGACAAGTGGGTGCGCCGGCTGGTGTCGGAGCGCATGGAGCCTGACGACAAGGGCGCGCGCGTGGTGCTGCGCATCGAGCAGATCGCGCAGCCGGTGGTGCAGGGCGAGCTGTTGGGGGTGCCGGCATGAACGAATGCAAAGGCATCTTTGGCCGCCTGTTCGGCCACAACTACCGCCCTGTGTTCAACCGCACGCCCCCAGCCAACATCGATGGCGTTTCGGGCAGCCGCTATGCGGTGCTCGACCTCGTGAAATTTCTCACCCGCGTGGAATACGTGCATACCTGCTGCACGCGTTGCGGCAACGTGATCGCGAAGAAGCCATGACCTGCGGCACCTGCACCCACTGGCGCCTCGAAGGCCCGCTCGCCCAGCACGGCTACGGCCAGTGCCAGGCGCGGCCCGAGCAGCTGCGCACAGCCCACACCACCAGCGCGCAGAACCAGTGCCGGACGGGGAAGTTCGTGGCGGTCGTCGTGCCGAAGGGAGCGCTGCTGTGACCCTGCTGTGCAGGCCAAAGGGACGCGGCAACTGGCGCGTGATCACCATCGGCCTGGACTTGGCAGCCGACCTGTTCACCGTCAAGCGCGGCGACGTTTTCCACCTCGGCACGCTGGTGCTGCGGGTGGTTGAGATTCGAGTTTGAGAGGAAGCACCATGGACCGGACACTCACCTTTTCGCTGCTCGACGACGGCTCTATGCTCGTCGAGTTCAAGAACGTGACGAGCACCAGCACGATGTCGATGCGGGCCAAGGACATCCGGGCATGCCCGTACATCGACCTGTTCATCGGCTCGGCGAAGGCGAAAAGCAACATGGCGGATCTTTGCGAGACCAGCGCTGAAGGCTGGCGTGCTGATGCTGAGCGGAAAGCGGTGAACAGCCAAGCTGTCGTCGATCAGTTTCGGCATTTGTGGGGGAAGCGATGACCGTCACCGCCCTCATCGACGACTGGCGCGCCCGCAGAGCCGCAACCCGTGCCGCGCGCACCAAGGCCAGCGCCGAGCCCACCCAGCACATCGTGCGCGAGAAGCAGCGCGTCGAAGCGCTCGACGGCAAGCTCAACCGCCTGCTCGCCTGCTGGTACGAGTGGACGCTGGGCTACCGGCACACGCGCGGCTACAGCGGCTCGGACAGCACCTGCCGCGACTACAGCACGCCGACGCACTGGGACTGGCGCAACGGTGCGCAGGACGAACGCGCGGACCAGCAGCGCATGCGGGGCGTGGACTCGGCCCTCAAGCGCGTGCCGAACGAGCCGAGGAAGTGGCGCCTTGCGCTGGAGATCCAGGCGATGAACCTGCACAGCGAGGCCAGCGTCTGGTCGTCGGAGCGGCTGCCGAAGGGTGAAGAGCTTGCCGTGCTGCTGCTCGAAGCGCGCAACCGGCTGCTGCTGGAGCTGCGGGAAGAGGGGGTGATGACGTGAATTTCCCTGAACTACACCCACGCGTCAACGAGGTGAACGACCTGTTCTCGTGGCGCGACTACACCAACTACCTCATGCTGCATGGGCCTGAGTTTGAAGATGGCCGTACGCGTGGTTACCACTGGGATGCCGAGGGTAGGCGTGTCGTGTGGGATACCCAGACGCGGCTTCAACTGTGGGACAGCGAATGGTGGGTGGTCTCGGGTGGCTCGTATCGCTACGTGCCATCGCCATGAAGCCGCCGCCCCAAGAGCCCACCTGCGACTGCTGCGGCGCGCCCATACCGGCGCTGCGGTGGGATGGGACGTACAAGCCGATCATCGATAGCCTGCACTGCTCATGGTGTCGCCAGCCATTCCGGCCCGGCGATCTGTACTGGGCCAACGAAGATCGAAACCGCATCTTGGAATCGATGCCGGACTATGCGCGCTTCATCGAACCAGGCCGTGGCCTTTTGTTCCTCACCGTTTACGGCGTGCGGGTGGGGGCCTGACATGGGCGGTAAATCAATGCCTCCCGCGCTGCCCGACTACGCGACTCAGCCGGCAGCCACCCGCCCGTCGGTTTGCCACGGTTGCGGCGCACCGCTGCGTGCCGACGCGCAGACCTGCGATTACTGCCAACGCCAGCACCCCGCAGGAAGCGAGATTGACGCCCTGCAGCAATTTCGGCTACATTTCGGCCCGGTGGGCGAAGCCTGCCCGCCAGAATCCTGAAGCCGCCCACTGAGGCGGCTTTTTCGTTTCAGCTTCGGCGGAGCGGCAACAGGTGTCGCCCGGTCCAGACGGATACGCGACTGGTTCAAACCCAGCCCGAAGCACCCATCCTCCTTGGTCGACCACCGGCCGACTGCCCGCGCGCCTCACGGTCCGCGGGCTTTTTTATTGGTCCAACTGCGGCAAACCCGCGAGAGGAACGCACATGACACCGAAAGAGTACCAAGCCCTCGTTGACGAAGCGGCTGCCCGGTTGAAGATCATCGGAACCCACAGCGACCGAGGCGAAATGCAGGTGTTCATCGCCGGGCAGGAAGCCGAATTGGCGGCTGCGCGTGGCGAGGAACCGACCGACAAGCCTGCCGGCCAGTGAGCGCGTCATGAACGACCGCGAACTACGCCTGCAGCTGCTCGACAAGAGCGCCGGAGACATCGACAAGGCCAAGGCCATGTACGCCTGGCTGATGGAGCCGAAAGAGCCCGTCGAGCCACCCAAAGTGCCCGATGGGGTCATCGTGTTCGACAACGAGATCATGGCCGGCGACGGTGCTGCTCTGCTGGCGGTCGCAATGAAGCGGCTGGCGGATCGGCAGAACTCGCCGCCGGTGCCTGCGCCCCAGGCCATCGACGACCAGAAGCAGGGCTGAGACGGTCATGGGCGCCGTAGCAGTCAAGCCGGGCGAGGCAGAGGCCCGGATCGACAAACTGGGCCTGGAAGCGTTGTGCGACCGGCTGGTGGCAGGCGAGACGATGACCTCGATCTGCAAGTCAATCAACGTTACGAAGGGGTCGATGGGGCGCTGGGTTGCGCTGACCGACGAACGGAGAGACCGGGTGCGCGAGGCGCGCATCGCATCCGCCGAGGCGTTCGACGAGCTGGCCGAGGAAGGCATCCGCAACGCCAAGAACCCGCTCGCGCTGGCACGGGCCCGCGATCTGGCTCACCACTACCGGTGGCGCTCGTCGAAGGTCGATCCTCGCAGGTACGGCGACAAGCTGGCGCTGGGCGGCGACGAGGACTCGCCGCTGACGGTCCAGTTGGTCCGCTATGCCGACAATCCAGCTTCCAAATAACTGGAAGCCGCGGGCGTATCAGCGGCCCGCATGGGATTACCTGGAGAGGGGCGGCCGGCACGCGGAACTGATCTGGTCGCGGCGCTCAGGCAAGGACGAAATTGCGCTGCACCGCACGGCCTGCGCCGCGTTCGAGCGAGTGGCTGGCTATTGGCACATGCTCCCGGAGGCGGCGCAGGCTCGGAAGGCGATCTGGAAGGCGGTCAACCCTCACACCGGCAGGAAGCGGATCGACGAGGCCTTTCCGCTGCCGCTGCGGGCCTCGACCAACGACACGGAAATGCTGATCACGTTCAAGAACGGATCAACGTGGCAGGTCATCGGGTCGGACAACTTCAACAGCCTGGTGGGCTCGGCGCCCGCTGGCATCGTGTATTCGGAATGGGCGCTGGCTGACCCATCAGCGCGGGCATACCTCCGACCGATCATTGCGGAAAACAACGGCTGGCAGATTTTCATCACCACGCCGCGGGGCCGGAACCACGCGCACAAGACCTACACGGCAGCGCTCAAGGATCCCGACGCCTTCGCCCAGGTGCTGAACGCCACGCAGACGGGGATCCTGACGCTGGAGCAGTTGGAGAAGGAGCGCCAGCAGTACATCGACGACTTCGGCGAAGAGTACGGGCAGGCGAAGTTCGATCAGGAGTACATGTGCAGCTTCGAGGCTGCGAATCTGGGCGCGATTTTGGCGCGGTCGATCGGCAAGCTGGAGGCGCTGGGCCGTATCGGCGAGCACGTGCGCCACGACCCAGCCGGCGCGCCCATCGAGATCAGCGCAGACATCGGCCGGCGTGACCGGGCGACGTGGTGGTTCTGGCAGCCACGCATGGGCGGATACGCGCTGGTCGACTACGACGGCGGCTGGGGCATCGACGCGGAAGAGTGGTGTGACAAGCTGCGGATCAAGCTGCTCGGCAAGAACCTCGGGAAGATCTGGCTCCCGCATGACGCGCGCGCCAAGACCTTCGCGGCCAAGCGCAGCGCGGTCGAAATCTTCATCAGCGTGTTCGGCGCCGACAAGGTGGCCATCACGCCGGACAGCACGAAGTCGGACCGGGTGAACGCAGCCCGGACGCTGATCAGCAAATGCGAGTTCTCGGATGCCTGCGACGACGGCCTCGACGGTCTGCGCGCCTGGTCCTACGAGTTCAACGACGAGTCCAAGACGTTCAGCAGCGAGCCAAAGCACGACTGGGCATCCCACGACGGCGACGGCTTCTCCTACGGCTGCCTCGTGATGCAGCAGACCAAACCCCCAGCAGCGGCTGAAAAGCCGGTCTATCCCGTGTTCTCGACCGGCGAGCAGATGACCGCCGGCGTGACCCTCGACGAACTCTGGAAGACGGCTCCACGGCCGAGCAGAAGGATCTAACAACATGGCGCTTTTCCCCATCACTGCCAACAAGGTGCAGCTGTCCACAGTCGCGCCGCTTGGCACCGATGCGACCGTGAACGGCATCCTGTGCGATGCGGGGAACACGGCGGCGCGCGCAGCCCTGGCCGGTGGCTTGCAGTTCAGCAACGGCCTGCTGCGCACCGCACTGGGCCAGATCGTCTACGTCGATGCCACCGCCGGGCTGCCGGCCAACACGCAGTTCGTGGATGGCCTGCCCATCTCGCCCGCCGGCGCGCTGTGCTGCTCGTCGGGCGCCGCGGTGAGCTACTCGAACGGCATCCCCTTCGCGGCGAACGGCGCGGTGGCCGCGGACATGGGACTCGGCCCTGAGCTGGTCACCAACGGCAATTTCGCGGCCGGATCGACCGGCTGGACACCTGGCGCGGGCTGGTCGATCACGTCGAAGCTGATCGCCACGGCGGCGGCGGTGGGCACGTTCACGCAAAGCGGCCCGGTCGTCACGGCCGGCCAGACCTACCAGGCCTCGATCACCTGCGATTCGTTCACCTCGGGCGGCTGGAAGCTGCTCACCGAAGGCGGCGCGAACGCCGTGGGCGACCAGGTGGGCGCCGGTACCTTCAACGGCACGGTGACGTCGCCGTCCACCGGCAGCATCTACGTGTGGTCGAACGTGATCTTGACGGCCTCGTTCACCAACGTGTCATTCCGGAGAGTCCTATGAACTGGCTCGACGCGCTCAAGCTGGCCGGGAAAAACGACGACACGTTCATCAAGCGCGGCAAGAAGATCGTCAAGCGCTTCCGCGACGAGCGCGGCGCGGCCGACACGACCTCTTCGAACGAGGCCGAGAAGCGCTACAACATGCTGTGGAGCAACGTCCGCACGCAGTTCCCGGCGATCTACAGCAAGAAGCCGCAGGCCCAGGTCGAGCGCCGCTACAAGGACAAGGATCCGGTAGCGCGCACCGCGTCGCAGATCCTCGAACGAGCCCTGCAGTACGAGATCGACCACTACTCGGACTTCGATTCGTCGCTGCGCTGCGCCATCCTGGATCGCCTGCTGCCCGGCCGCGGCGTCGCCTGGGTCCGCTTCGACGGCGGCGACCAGATCACCGACGACGTGCAGGAAGGCGAGGAACCGAACGAAGCGGCCGAGCCGGCCGAGACGCTCGAAGCCTCGGACATCGCCGGCAATCCGGCCGCCGCGCCCGTGCCGCTGACGGACGTACCCGGCGGCATGCCCGGTCCCGCGCCGGTAGGTGGCGGCCTGATGGGCGATGCGACGCCGGCCACGCCCGATCTGCTGAAGCTCATGGGCATGCCAGCGGCGCCCGTGAAGCCCGACGTCAAGGGCTACGAGTGCACGCCGTCGGACTATGTGTTCTGGGAAGACTTCCGCTGCTCGCCGGCCCGCACCTGGGAAGAGGTCACGTGGGTGGCGCGCCTCGTCTACATGGGCCGCAAGGAGGGCCAGAAGCGCTTCGGCGCGAAATTCGACCATGTGCCGCTGAGTCACGAGCCGATCGGCCTCGACAAGGACGTGACCGTCACCGACGAAATGAAGAAGGCCAAGGTCTGGGAGATCTGGGACAAGACCGAAGAGAAGGTGATCTGGCAGGCCGAGGGCTTTGCCGACGTGCTGGACACGAGGGATGACCCGCTCGAGCTGGACGGCTTCTTCCCGTGCCCGAAGCCGCTGTTCGCGACGACCACGACCGACACGCTGGTCCCGGTTGCCGACTACCTCGAATACCAGGACCAGGCCGCCGAACTCGACGACCTGACCAGCCGCATCTCGATGCTGGTGAAGGCGGTGAAGGCCGTGGGCGTGTACGACGCCAGCCAGCCGGCCATCGCGCGCCTGATGCAGGAGGGCACGGACAACATGCTGATCCCGGTCACGAACTGGGCCGCTTTTGCCACCGCCGGCGGCCTGGCTGCTGCTGTGCAAATGCTGCCGCTCGACACGGTCGTGAAGACGCTCAACGAGCTGTACCGCGCTCGCGAGATGTGCAAGCAGGTCATCTACGAGGTGACCGGCCTGAGCGATGTGATCCGCGGCGCCTCCGACCCGAACGAGACGGCCACTGCGCAGGGCATCAAGAGCAATTTCGCATCGCTGCGCCTGAAGGAGACGCAGCAGGACGTGTCGCGGTTCGCGACCGACATCTTGGGGATGAAGGCCCAGATCATGTCCAGCATGTACCGGGCTGAGACGCTGATCGAGATGTCGGGCATCAAGCAGACCGAGGACGCCCAGTACGCCGACCAGGCCATCCAGCTGCTGCGCAACGAGACGATGCGCAACTACCGTATCGAGATCGCCGCCGACTCGATGGTGGAGCTCGACGAACAGGCCGAAAAGCAGTCGCGCATGGAGTTCCTGCAGGCCGTCGGCGGCTTCCTGAAAGAAGCCGTGGCAGCAGGCCAGACGCAGCCCGAATTGGCGCCGCTGCTGGGCGAGATGCTCATGTTCGCGGTCCGGTCGTTCAAGGCCGGCCGACCCATCGAAGCGGCGTTCGAGCGGTTCATCCAGCAGATGTCACAGCCGCAGCAGCCGAAGCCGAATCCTGAGGCGGCGAAGGCCCAAGCAGCCACGCAGGCGGCACAGATCAAGGCGCAGGCCGACATCCAGATCGAGCAGGTGCGCGCGCAGGCCAAGCAGGCCATCGCCGAAGCGCAGGCCTCCGCGCAGCAGCAGACCGATGCAATGCGTCAGCGGATGGAAGAACAGCAACACGCCGCCGAGCGCGACATGAAAGCGCGCATGGACCAGATGGAAGCGATGCTCAACGAGCGCCAGGATGCGCGCGATATGGCCTTCGAGAAGTGGAAGGTCGAGAAGCAGGCCGAGACGCAGCTCGCGGTCGCCGAGATCAGCAAGCAAACCACCCTGACGGCGCAGCAGAACAGCGCGGCCGACAGCGCAGCGAGGGACTGACCATGGTTGCAAAAGGAAGTTGCTCGGGATACGAGGTCTTGGAGATCCATCCGAGGGACGTCGAAATCAACGGCGAACCCTATTGCCCCCATTGCAAGACATGGACCGATGTCGGTCCCGAATTCAGCGATGACGGCACGCTCCAGCGCTGGGATTGCGGCGTCTGCAATGCAGGCCCTGAAGCATGGCATGCCGACCCCGTTGCAGCCGAAAAATCCTGGGAGGAGTGGGTCGCAGCCCACGCGGACTGATGCCGATCTACACCACCCGATGCCCGCAATGTGGTGCGCGGCAGGACGTTTATCGCGCGCTCAAGGACTACGACGACCTGCCCGAATGCTGCGGCACCAAGGTGGAGCGCGTCATCTCCGCGCCCTACGTCGTCACCGACATCCAGCCGTACCGCTCCATGGTCACCGGCGAAGTCATCAACAGCCGCTCCCAGCACCGCGCGCACCTCAAGCAGCACGGGAAGGTCGAGATCGGCAACGAGAAGTTCGAACCTGCCCGCCGGCCTGAGCCGACCGGGATCAAGGAAGACGTGGCGCGAGCCATCCAACAACTGGGCGGGTGACCGCTGAAGGAAATCCCTTTGACCATCGAAAACGACTCCCTCCGCGAAACTCTCGAGAGCGCATTCGACGCTGCCGAGGCGCCCGATGCGCCTGCGGTCGACACAGGCGCCACGACTGCCACGACTGCCACGACTGAAGGCACCGAGGCCGGCCGCGCGCGCGATGAAGCCGGCCGCTTCGCCCGGGCCGCTGCCGCTGCGCCAGCTCCTGCCGACCAGGCCGCCGCGCCGGCCGCCGCTGCTCCTGCGGCTGCCAATGCGGCCCTGGATGCCGCTGCACAGGCTGCAGCCGCTGCCGGCCAATCGACCGCGAAGGCGCCGTCTTCCTGGAAGCCCGAAGCCGCCGCGGTGTGGGCCAAGATCGACGCGGGCCAGCCGGTCACGCCGGCCGAACTCAAGACATTCCGCGACGAGGCCGCGCGCCGCGAGGGCGACTACCACAAGGGCGTGCAGGGCTGGAAGCAGCATGCGACCGCCGGGCAGGCCTACGAGGCCGCGATCGCCCCGTACCGCGAGACGCTGACGAAGCTCGGCGTCGATGGTGTCACCGCCGTGGGCGAGCTGCTCAAGGCCGACCACACCCTGCGATACGCCCCCGAATCGGTGAAGGTGCAGAAGCTGCTGGAGCTGGCCCATGTCTACAACATCGACCTGAGCAAGCAGTTCACCCCCGAAATCGCCAAATACGAGCGCGATCTTTTCGAGCTGAAGGAAAAGCTCGCGCAAAACGAATCCGCGCAGCAGCAGAGTGCCAGGGAATCGCTCGACAGCGAACTGAACCGCTTTGCCTCTGCGCCGGGACACGAGCACTTCGAGGCTGTTCGTGTGCACATGGGATCCCTGATATCCGGGGGTGTCGCCAAAGACCTCGAAGACGCCTATCAACAAGCCGTGTATGCGAACCCTACGACGCGTGCCGCGCTGCTCGAACAGCAGCGCCGCGCATCGGAGGAGAGCGCCCGAGTCCAGCGCGCGAGAGCCGCCTCTGGAAGTGTTCGGGGTTCTTCGCCAGCAGCCGGCACGCCGAGCGCGGGGAGTGGCAGCGTCAGAGACGCCATCGCCGCCGCGTTCGAAGCCCACTCTTGACGAAAGGAGCCTTAAATGGCTTTCCCAAACCTCTCCGACATCGTCGCTACGACGATCCAGAACCGCAGCGCCAAGCTCGCGGACAACACCCTGAAGCAGAATGCGCTGCTCAACTGGCTGAACGAGCGCGGCAACGTGAAGACGTTCAGCGGCGGTAACGTGATCTTGCAGGAGATCATGTACAACGACCCGGCGACGCAGAACGCGGGCTCGTACAGCGGCTACGACGTCATCGACATCACGCCGAACAGCCCGATCAGCTCCGCGCAGTTCGACATCAAGCAGTACGCTGGCGCTGTGACGATCAACGGCCTGGAACAACTCCAGAACGCTGGCAAGCAGCAAATCATCGACCTGCTCGACGGGCGCGTGTCGGTTGCTGAAAAGCAGCTGATGAACCAGCTGAGCGCGGGTATTTACGGCGACGGCACCGGCAACGGCGGCAAGAACATCACCGGCCTGGCCGCTGCTGTTTCGACCACGCCCACCACCGGCACCTACGGCGGCATCAACCGCGCGACGTGGACCTTCTGGCGCAACGTGGCGTTCTCGTCGCTGACCGACGGCGGCGCTGCTGCATCGTCGGCCAACATCCAGAGCTACATGAACCGCGTGCTGCTGCAGACCATCCGCGGCGCCGACGCGCCCGACGTGGCCGTGGCCGACAACAACTACTACCGCTTCTTCCTCGAGTCCATGCAGGCCATCCAGCGTGTGACCGACGACAAGAACGCGACCAGTGGTTTCGCCGGCCTCGCCTACTACGGCGCGGGCAAGAAGATGACCGTCTTCTGCGACGGCGGCATCGGCGGCTCGATCCCGTCGAACCGCATGTACTTCATCAACAGCGACTACATGTTCTTCCGCCCCCACGCGGAACGCAACATGGTGCCGATCGGCGGCGACCGCCAGTCGGTGAACCAGGACGCGGTGGTCAAGCTGATCGGTTGGGCCGGCAACCTGACGACCAGCGGCTCGCAGTTCCAAGCTGTGCTTGGGGCATAACCCAGAAAGGAAACAGAAATGGCTGCTCCCTACACCACCGACCAGAAGATCGGCGTGGACCTCAACAGCATCACCCTGGCGGCCGACATCGCCTCCGGTGCTGACCGCTCCGACGCCATCCTGGGCACCATCGTGCAGGCCACCAACGGCAAGACCTACGTCTACGCCCAGGCCAACGCATCGATCTCCGCGAACACCGCGGTGTGCACCGTCAATCCCGCGACGTTCCTGGCCACGGCCTCGGGCGGCGCGTACACGTCGCCTCCGGTGGCGATGGCGACGGGCGACACCGGCTGGTTCAGCAAGGCGAACGTCTAAGGCACGGCGATGGCACAAGTCCAGAACCTCATGGCGTATGGCACTGCGCCGTTGCTTGCCCTGGCCATCGTCGGGGAGGTTGCCAACAACCTCACCGCCGCTGGCTCTACGCAAGGAACGGCGCTCAAGCTGTCCGCCGTCAACAACGTAGTGACGACCGCCGCGGCCTCGACGGGGGTTCAACTCCCCGCGACGGGCCCCGGCGATGCGATCACCGTTGCGAACCTCGGCGCCAACGCGCTGCTGGTCTACCCCGTCACCGGCGGCGCCATTCAAACCGGCGCGGCCAATGCGGGCTTCTCTGTGGGGGTCGGCAAGACCGCCACGTTCACCGCGCGTGATGCCAGCGGCAACATGATCGCGGTTCTCAGCGCCTAACCAGCGCGTCCACCAGAACAGGGCTCCTTCGGGGGCCCTTTCTTTTTGCCCAAAAGGAAATCCCTCATGGAATACGTCCCCTCCCAAGGTGTCCACGTCGAGTTCCGCATGGACTCGGTGCAATCGCTGTTTCAGAGCGAAGCCGCCGGCCATCCGGTGTTCGTGGAAAAGCCTTTCATCCGGATCACCATCCCCGGCCAGCCCAACACCGAAATCGACACGATCGCCGACGCGGAATACCAGCGCCGATTCCCTGAGCAATGGGCCCGCTTCAAGGCCGGCAACACCTCGGAAGTGATCAACGGCTGGCGCCTCGAATCGTGGCCGGCCGTCAACACCGCGCAGGTCAAGACGCTGAAGCACATGGGGGTGCACACCGTCGAGATGCTCGCCGACATGTCCGACGCCGCATGCCAGAACGTGGGCATGGGCACCATGGAGTTGCGCACCAAGGCCAAGGCTGCGCTCGCTGCCGCTGCCGGCGGCGCTGATGCCGAGCGCATCGCTGCGGAGAACAAGCGCCGCGACGAGGAAATGGCGGCCCTGCGCGCCGAGATCGCCGACCTGCGCGCGGCCAAGAGCAAGCCGGGGCCGCGGCCTCGCGAAGCAGCCGCGCAAGAGGCATAAGCCATGAACCTGCTCCAGCTGATCCAGCAGACCTGCAACGAACTGGGTATCTCGCCGCCGAACGCGGTCGTGAGCTCGACCAACCAGTCGATCCGCCAGCTCTATGCCCTGCTGAATCGGCATGGGCATGACCTCTCGCGCCAGTTCGAATGGGAGCGCCTGGATAAGGAGTTCATCGTCAACACGGTGGCCTTCAACATCCAGGCGACTTTCACGCTCGGCAGCCCGATCGTCACCACGGCGTCGACGGCCGGCATCACCACCAATTTCGGGCTGAACGGCAGCAACACCACGCCGTTCTCGACGGTGCAGTCGGTGGACTCGCCGACGCAGTTCACCATGAACATGCCGTCGACCATCGCCGGACTGCAGACGGTCACGATGTCGCAGGTGGCCTATCCGCTGCCCAGCGACTGGCTCAGCCAGATCCCGCAGACCGAATGGGACCGCACGAACCGTTGGCCCATGCTGGGCCCGAAGTCGGCGCAGGAGTGGCAGTCCTTCAAGTCGGGGATCGTCTACGCCGGCCCGCGCGAGCGCTTCCGGATTCAGGGCGGTCTACTGCAGATCAGTCCGCCGCCACCCAACGGCTTGACCTTCGCCTACGAGTACGTCTCGTCGGCCTGGGTGATCGACGCCAGCGGCACGTCGAAGCAGAATTTCAGCGCCGACACCGACACCACGATCTTCGACGACTCGCTGATGATCGTCGGCCTGAAGATGCGCTGGCTGCGCGCCAAGGGCCTCGACTACAGCGCCGAGACGCAGGAATTCGGCGGCCTGCTCGCCACTATCAAGGCCCAGGACAAGAGCGCTGCCAAGCTCTCGCTGTCGCCGGTGAACGGCAGCATCTACCTGGGCACTTCCAACATCCCCGACGGGAACTGGCAGGCGTCCTGATGGCCACCGCGCGCACCGCCTCGTTCCCGGCCCCGATCGGAGGGCTCAACGCCCGCGACCCGCTCGCGGAGATGAAGCCGACCGACGCGGTGATCATGGAGAACTGGTGGCCGGGCCCATCGAGCGTGGAGGTGCGCAAGGGCTGGCTCGCATGGAGCACGGGCTATGTGAACCCAGTGCAGACGCTGATGCGGTACGCGCCGACCACGGGCGCCTACAAGCTGTTCGCCGCGGCCGGCGGCTCGATCTTCGACGCCACCACGCAGGGCCCGGTCGGCGCTGCGGTGGTCACCGGCATGTCGACCGCCCAGTGGCAGTACACGAACATCGCGACGCCAGGCGGCTCGTTCCTGTGGATCGTGAACGGCCTGGACCCGGCGCAGATGTACAACGGCACCGCGTGGAGCGTGCCGGCCGTCACCGGCGTTTCGACGAACAACATCATCGGCGTGAACGTCTTCGGCAACCGCCTATTCTTGGTCGAGAAGAACACGCTCAAGGTCTGGTATCTGCCGGTGCAGAGCATCGCCGGCGCGGCCACGGCCTTCGACCTAGCCACGATCTTCGGCCGCGGCGGCTACTTGATGGCAATGGGCACGTGGTCGGTCGATGCCGGCAACGGCATGAACGACATGGCGGTCTTCGTGTCGTCGGAGGGCGAGGTCGCCATCTACCAGGGAGCCGACCCAGCCAGCTGGACGAAGCAGGGCGTCTACGTGGTTGGGCGCCCCATCGGCCGCAAGTGCCTCACCAAGGTGGCCGGCGACTGCCTGCTGCTCTCGGAAGACGGCCTGTACCCGCTCAGCCGCGCGCTGCAGTCCTCGACCATCGATCGCTCGATCGCCGTCACCGACAAGATCCAGCTGCTGATCGCCGAGGCCACGACCACCTATTCGACGAACTACGGCTGGCAGACGACGCTTTTCCCGGATGCGAACCAGCTCTGGATCAACGTTCCGAGCGACAACATCAACAACTTCCAGTACGTGCAGAACACGATCTCCGGGTCGTGGACGAAGTTCACCAACATGAACGCGCGCTGCTGGGAGGTCACGGGCCAGTCGATCTTCTTCGGTGCAACGAACATGGTCTGCCGGGCCTGGGTCGGCCAGTTCGACAACGGCGCGCAGATCCAGGCCGATGTGCTGTCGGCCTACCAGAACTTCCGCGCGCCAGCGCTGGCCAAGTACTTCACGATGGTGCGCCCGTCGCTCACCGCGGACAGCAACCCCTCGATCCTCTACGGCCTGGACCTCGACTTCCTGAATTCGCCGGCATCGGGCGCACTGTCGTTCATCCCGCCGACCTCGGCCATGGTCTGGGGTTCGATGGTGTGGGGTTCGATGGTCTGGGGCGGAAGCCTGCAGCAGATCGGATCCTGGGAGACGGTCGGCGGCGTCGGCTACTACGCGGCGCTGCGCCTGACCGTGCAGGCGAACGGCTCGAGAGTCATCTGGAACGCGACCGACTACGTGTACCAGGTCGGCGGCGTGCTCGGCGGCGCGATGGGGGACGGATCGTGATCGTGTTCGACGCCGACCGCATCGGCCCCTGGGTGTGCGAGCGCACCGGCGGCAAGTTCGAAGCGGGCACGTCGACGGCCATCGGCTTCGAAACGGACGGCGTGCTGACCGCGGGCGTGCTCTACGACATGTTCAATGGCCGGTCGATCTGCATGCACGTGGCCATCGAAAAGCCGGTGACGCGCAGCTACACGCGCACGTGTTTCCACTACCCATTCATTCAACTGCAGGTCCACAAAGTGCTCGGCCTCGTCGACTCAACCAACGCCGCGGCACTGCGGTTCGACAAGCATCTGGGCTTCGTTGAAGAAGCCCGCATCGAGGGCGCCGGCAAGGTCGGCGATCTCGTCATTCTCACCATGACGCGGCAGCAGTGCCGATGGATCAAGGAGGCTCCCAATGGGCGGTAAGAGCGATGCGCCAGCGGCGCCGGACTACGTAGGGCAGGCCAATGCCCAAGCTGCAGGCAATCTGACGGCGGCGCGCGCGCAGACTGCAGCGAACCGCGTGAACCAGGTGACGCCGTACGGCAGCATCAAGTACACGCAGGGCACCGGCTTCGACCAGGCCGGCTACGACAAGGCCATGGCCGACTACCAGTCGATGGAGGATGCGCTCAACAACATGAGCGACAAGGCGCAGGCACAGCAGCTGCGCGAGTACCACGCGCATGCCGGCGCGTACCAGAAACCTACCCGCCAGCAGTTCACCACCGACCCCGACACGTGGTCGTCGCAGATCGAGCTGAGCGATACCGGGCGACAGCTGCTCGATGCCTACAACAAGACCAGCCTCGGGCTCGCCGACCTGCAGGGCACGGCGATGGACCGCGTGCGCGACACCTTCGCGCAGCCCTTCGACACCTCCGGCCTGATCGACATCGACGGTCAAACGGGCATGGATGCCTGGGACCGCGCCACGGACCTCATCCGCCAGCGCCAGAACCCCGAGCTGGACCGGCAACAGGCCGCGCTCGATGCGAAGCTCGCGAACCAGGGCCTGACGCAAGGCTCGGAGGGGTGGGGCATCGGACAGAGCCAGTTCGGCAAGCAGCGCGCGGATGCCGACATCGCTGCGCAGATGGCCGGCCTGCAGGCGCAGAACCAGTTCTTCAACCAGGGCATCGCGGGCAACCAGGCGCTGCTGCAGCAGCGCAACTTCCTGCGCCAGATCCCGCTGAACGAGCTCAACGCGCTGCGCACCGGCTCGCAGGTCACGAACCCGACCTTCAGCACGCCCGGGCAGCAGGGGCAGACCAGCGGGCCCGACCTGCTGGGCGCCACCAAGTCGCAGTATGAAACCCAGGTGGGCCAGGTCAATGCGGACAACGCGCGGGCCGCCAGCAACACCCAGGCCGGCGTCGGTCTTGGCGCGGCTGCACTCGCCTACTTTTTCTGACCATGCTCGAAAATCTCGCCTTCTGGTTCCAGGTCATCGTCGCCAGCGAACCACTGCTCGAGGCATCCATCGGGAGGCTCGAAGACGAAAGCTGGGAAGGCGACCTGAAGGCCTTCTACCGCAAGCACCTCGAGGACGAGCGCAACCATGCAGTCTGGCTGCGCGAGGATCTCGGTGACCATCCTGTGCACCTTCACTTCGGCGCGGCGCAGCTGGCCGGCATGGCGTACTACCTGGTGCTGCACGTTCACCCGGTGGCCCTCATGGGCTACATGCTGGCGCTGGAGGGCAAGCCCATCCCCATGGAGTACGTCGAGGCCGTCGAGGCCGCGCACGGCAAGCAGGCCGCGCGCACGCTGCGCATCCATGCCGAGGAAGACCCGGGCCACTACGCCGAGCTGAAGGCTTTCCCCGTGCCGCCCGAATGGGCCCCCCTCGTCGAAAACACCCGCGTGCAGACGCTGCAACTGATCGGAGGCATGTGATGGCCGACATTGGATTTTTCGAAGCCCCCGCCGCGCCAGCGGCCGACCCTTCCGCCTTCATGCGGCAGCAGGAGATGGCGGCAGCGCTGATGCGCCGCGGCGGTGCCCCCGCGCAGGGGCAGACCGTCGGAGGTCACTACGTCGCACCGCCGGCTGCCGGCTATGCCCAGCAGCTTGCGAGTGCCCTGGCTGCGGGCGCCAAGAAAAACCAGATGCTCGACGCAGCCCGCGGCAATGACATCCTGAACGGCGGCACCGGCGAAAACTACCTGTCGCCGCTCCAGAAGATCGGCAACATGTTCGGTGGAGGCGTCTGATGGCCACCAATACCGTCAACTTCTTCCAGCCTGGCACCGAGCAGGCGATCGACATGCGGCAGGTGCAGCGCCAGCGCGAGCTTGCCGATCTACTGCGCCAGCAAGGCCAGACCTCTCCGCAGGGCCAGATGGTCAGCGGGCACTTCGTCGCTCCCGGCAAAGGCGCCTACGTTGCGCAACTCGCCAATGCCCTGTTCGGCAATCTGGCATCGCGCCGCGCCGACGAACAGGAGCGCGAGATGGGCCAGCGCATCAAGACCGCGCGCGAAAAGGAGTCCAACGACTTCCTCGCCGCGCTCAGCGGCACGCCCGGCCAGCCCGCGCGCGACATCCAGCCGCTCACGCCGAACGACGACGAGGGCAATCCGATGCCCGTGGCGCGCGCCGACGCGATTCCCGGTATGCCGGCCGACCAGAACAAGGCGCTGGGCATCGGCATGCGCTCGGACAACCCGACGTTGCAGGCACTGGCCGCGAAGCTCATGGAGCAGAAGATGCAGGACGCGGCGTTCGAGAGCGCTTTCGGGGCTGGTGCTGGTGGTGGTGCCCCCGGCAGCGCACCGGCTGCTGGCGGGGCTCCTGCAGGCCCGGGCGGCATGCTCGGCGCGCCTGATGGCGGGATGATTCCGCAAGGCGGTGCGATGCCCGCCGCAGGCAATGCCCAGTTCCTCGGCAACAACCCGGGCCAGGTCCCGGCCGGCTTGGCGCGGCTGGCCTTCCGCAAGGACCCGGCGGAGGTTGCCAAGATGGTGATGGAGGCACGCAAGCCGTCGAACATCACCGAAGGCGGCACGCTGTTCAACCCGGCGACGGGGCAGCCCATCTTCACCGCGCCGAAAACCGAAGCGGGCATTTCGATCACCGGCGGCCAGGCGGCGCCGGTGCCGGGCTTCCAGGAAGCACAGGCCCGACGCGAGGCACTGGTGGCGCAGGCGCGGCAGGGCGCCGAGTCGCAGAACACGATGGTCACGGTCAAGGCCGCGGATGGCCGCGAATACCAGATGACGCGCCAGCAGGCGCTGCAGCTCGCCGGCGGCGGCGCTCCACCGCAGGCGCCCGCGCGCAGCCCGGTAGGCCCGGGCTACGCGGGCGGCAGCGCGGCGGCGGCGGCCGGCGGGCAGGCGGACATCCTGAACTCCGAACTGGGCAAGGCGCAGCAGGAATTCGCAGCGGCACAGCAGCGCGGAGACGCGGCGGCAGCGACCCGCGCGCAGGCTGACATCGCCGGGATTCAGCGCGAACTCGGGCGCCTGCCCGGCGCTGGTGCCCGCGCCGCAGCACCCGCCGCCCCTGTGCTGCCGGGCATTCCCAGCCAGTCGCCTGCCGAAGCGGCAGCAAGCGAAGCGAATCGACGCTTTCAAACCGGGGTGGCCGAAGGCGCTGCGGGCGCTGTCGGCGATAGTCGTGCCTCTGCACAATCGGCAGCGCAGACGCTCGCTAACGTTGCTCAGATCCGCTCTGGAATCGACAAGGCCATTCTTGGCCCAGGTGCCAATGTTCGCGTGACGGTCGGGCAAATCGGTCAGGCGCTGGGGGTCACTGGCAAGGACAACGCGGAGCAACTGTCGAACACGCGCAACGTGATCCAAGGGCTGGCTCGCCAAGAATTGGCGGCTGCCGGCCAGATGAAGGGGCAGGGGCAGATCACCGAAAACGAGCGGGCAATCTTGCGCCGCGCCGAAGCTGGCGACATCGGAAACTTCACGAAGCCCGAACTGGTCACCCTGCTTGGCTCGCTGGAGAAGACGGCTACTTACCGCCTGCAGGCACACAACGACCTGCTCAAGCGGGCGCAGGCGGGGGAAACCCCGATGGAACTGATGAGCGTTCGACCTCCGGCGGACGCGCCCCCGGCTCCGGCCCCAGCACCCGCTGCGGACGGCCTGCCGCCAGGGTGGACCGTGAAGGTGCGCTGACATGCCTACGTTCGAATTCTCCGGACCCGACGGCAAGACCTACGAGGTAGGCGCGCCCGACGGCGCGACGCAGGAACAGGCTTTCAAGATCCTGCAGAGCCAACTGAGCGCGGGCAGCGCGCCCGCCGCAGCGCCCCCTTCCGCAGCATTCTCGGCCGGCCGCGCCCTGAACGACGTAGGTCGCCAGGTCGGGCTCACCGCGCGCTACGGCCTGGAGGGGCTGGCTCAGGCCGCCCAGATCGGCACCGAGCCGATCCGCAACGCGCTGGTCGGGCTCGGCAACGCGTCGCGCGCGGCCCAGGAGCAGTCCGGCGGCATCCTTGTGCCGACGAGCCGCCCCGCGCCGAAAACGATGGACACGCTCAGCGCCGGCGCGACCAATCTCGCGAACGCGGTGGGCCTGCCATCCCCGCAGAACGCCAACGAGCGCGTGATCGGCGATGCCACGCGGATGATGGCCGGCGCTGGCGGCATGACGGGCGCTGCGAACGCCGGCGCGCGGGCGCTGGCCGGCCCCACGACGCAGTTCCTGGCTGAGGCGGCGCCGGGCGCGCTGAGCGCGGGGCAGAACCTGCTGCGCGGGCTCGGCACGGCTCCGACTTCGCAATTGACCGCGGCGGCCGGCGGCGGCCTGGCTGGTGGCGCATCGCGCGAGGCCGGCGGCGGCCCGTGGCAGCAGGGCGGCGCGGCCCTGGTCGGGACGGTGCTTGGCGGCATGGCTCCCAGCGCAGTGCAGCCGCTGGTCGACGCCTTGCGCCGCGGTGTCGCTCCGAAGCTCACGCCGCAGCAACTCGACGTCCAACTGTCCACGGTGATGGAAAACGCGGGGGCCGACTACAGCCAGCTTTCCGAGGGCGTGCGGCGCTCGCTGCGCGCGGAACTCGCCGATGCGCTGCGCGCGGGGCGCGAGGTCGACCCCGCCGCCGTATCCCGGCTGGCGGACTTCCGCACCGCCGGCGCCACGCCCACGCGCGGCATGATCTCCCAGAACCCGGTGCAGATCACGCGCGAGCAGAACCTGGCCAAGATGGCAGCCAACAGCGCCGACGGCGAGCTGCACGGGCTGCCCCTGATGCAGAACAGGAACAACCAGGCGCTGATCGACCGCCTCAACGACGTGGGGGCGCGCACCGAAACCAGCCCGCTCGCGGCCGGCAGCCTGCTGCAAAGCCGCATCCAAGGCACGAACGCCGTGCTCGGCTCGGTAGAGCAGGGCGCATGGGATCTTGCGAAGGGCACGCCGGGCTACACCGCCCCGATCAGCAATGCGCCCCTGCACGCGGCAATCAAGTCGGTTGACGACGAGGCGCTGCTCGGTTTCCTGCCGAAGCAGATCACCGACTACATGGCGGCATTCCAGACGGGCGCGCAGCCGTTCACCCCCCAGCACTACAAGAACCTGCGCTCACTGCTTTCGGGCGAACTCGCAAAGGGCGGCAACGAGGCTGCGGCTGCACGCAAGGCCATCGAGGGCCTGGAGTCGGTGCCGATGCGGCCGAACACGAACCCCGGCGGCATCGACTTCGGGAACCTGTCGTCGACCGGAGCGACTGCGGCGGCGATGCGCGAGGCCGACGGCGCCGGCGCGGCGTCCATCGCAGCCGTCGACCGCGCGCGGGCCGCCACCGCGGCGAAGTACCGCTACCAGGAATCCACGCCGCTCGTGCGCACTGCATTGGCCGACGCACGCACCGCAGATCCGGAAAAGCTCGCGCAGTCCTTCATCCTGAACGGCACGCTCAACGATGCCGAGTCGGTGGCGCGGGAAGTAGGCCCGCAGGGAATCGGCACGATCCGCGACGCCCTGGCCACCTACATCAAGAAGCAGGCGCTCAGCGGCGCGGCCGACGAAGTGGGGAAGGTGTCGCAGTCGCGCCTGAATGCCACGCTGAACAAGATCGGCGACGAGAAGCTGCGGCTGTTCTTCTCACCCGAGGAAGTCACCCAGTTGCGCTCCACCGGCCGCGTGGCGAGCCTGATGCAGTCGCAGCCGGTGGGCTCGGCCGTCAACAACAGCAACAGCGGCGCGCTCCTGCTGGGCCGCGGCATCGACATGCTGAACCGGGTGCCTGTCGTGGGCCCGCTGGTCGGCCCGGCCGCGCGAAATATCCAGCTCACCATCGGGCAGCACAACGCCCAGGACATCGCCGCAGCGCTGATGCGCGCGCGCCAGCCACCTGCGGGGCCGCCTGGTTCTCAGCTTCTGATTCCAGGGGCTGCGGTGGGGGGCGCCCTACTTGCGGCGCCGTAGGTAATCGATCAGGGCCAGCACGCCAAGGCCGGCGAGCCACCCCAGAAATATCGGGTCGAATTTCATTCGGCTCTCCTTTAACCCGCTTCGGCGGGTTTTTTCATTTTAGGAGCACACCATGCCCCGTAACGGAACCGGCCAGTACATCGCTCCAGCCAGCAGCTGGAACCCTGGCGTCAACGGCGTCACCGCGCAGACGGCCGACTTCAATGCACTGCTGGACGATCTTGAAGCCGGGCTGACGCAATCGGTCTCGTCAGACGGCCAGACGCCCATGACCGGGAACCTGCCGATGGGCAACAACAGGATTACGGGGCTGGCCAACGGCGTTGCCGTGACTGACGCCGCGGCGCTCGGCCAGGTGGTGCGCAACATCGGCCAATGCCGCCTGACGAAGAGCGGCTCCAACCTGCTGCTGTCGCCGTACCAGGGCAACCAGCTCGCGATCAACGGCGCGTTGTACACGATCCCATCGGCTGGCGTGACGCTCGCGCCCGGGTCTGTGACGCCCTCGACGCTCTACTACATCTATGCCTACATGGTGGGCACGACGATGACGCTCGAGGCGTCGACCACCGGGCATTCGACAGACATCAATACGGGCGTGGAGATCAAAACCGGCGACAGCACGCGCACGCTGGTGGGCATGGCGAGGCCCATCACAGGGCCGCTGTGGCAGGACGCAGCAAATCAGCGCTTCGTGGTGAGCTGGTTCAATCGCCCAACCGTCACGCTGACCGCCGCCTTCACCGCCAATCGCGGCATCTCCTCGGTCGGTTACGGAGAAATGAACTCCGAGATTCGCAATGAGTTTCTGGTCTGGGCAGGGCAGGGGGTGCAAATCACCGCGTCCGGCAGCGTCTCAAACGGGACAGCCGCGTTCATGAATGCAGCCATTGGGGTTGATAGCAGTTCCACCGCGCAAGACTCTTTCGCCTCGGGGAATGTTGCCGTGAATGGGCAGTTCCCCATCGGCCAGTCGCTTCCGATTTCGACGTTGGCAGAGGGATACCACTTCGCCACGCTTCTAGGCTCGACCTCTACCGGCACGGCCGTCTTTCTCGGAAGCGCGACCCCTGGCGTGCGCTGCACTGTTGGCTCGACGATTCCGGGGGGCGCATGAGCGACATCAACGACATCCCCAGCGGCCTCGGCGAACTCCGTGACCGCGTCGGCAACCTTGAACGAGGTCTGGCCGACAACACCGCCACCACCAAGCGCATCGAGACCGATACGAACGAAATGATCGAGATGTTCCGGTCTTGGCAGGGCGCCATGAAGGTGCTGGAGACCATCGGCAAGGCAGCGAAGCCCCTCGCTGCCATCGTGAGTTTGGCCGTCGCTGTAGGGGCGTATTTCGCGCACTGGAAGGGCGGCAAATGAACGACCTCACATCCCCCATGCCGCTGGCCGAAGTAGTCAGCGAGATCCTGGCGCCGGGCCTCGCGTTGCTGCCCATGAACATGGACACCCCTCGCGCGCGGTTGATGCTGCTCACGATCGGGCGTCAGGAATCGCGCTTCAGGTGGCGCCGGCAGACCGGCAATGGCCCGGCGCGCGGGTTCTGGCAGTTCGAACAGGGTGGCTCCGTCAAGGGCGTCATGACGCACCCGGCCACCTGCGGGCACGCGCACCGGGTCTGCGAAGAGCGCGGCGTGCCGTGGGATCGCCCCGCAGTCTGGGCGGCGCTCGAGCAGGACGATCTGCTGGCCTGCGCCTTCGCCCGGCTGAACCTCTGGTGGGCACCGGGCGCGCTGCCCGAGATAGGCGACTACGACGGCGCGTGGAAGCTCTACGCCGACGTGACTTGGCGGCCCGGCAAGCCGCATCGCGAAACCTGGAACGGCTACTACGACGAGGCGCGCGCAGCGCTGGGAGTTTGATCATGGCCGACTTCGACTGGAAAGCAACCATCGGCGCTGTCGCGCCCGGCCTGGCCACCGCCCTGGGCGGCCCGCTCGCCGGCGCCGCGGTCAAGGTCATCGCCGACAAGGTGTTCGGCAACCCCAACGCCAGCGAGGCAGACATCGCCGCGGAGCTCGCCTCGGGCATGCTCACCGGCGAGCAGATCCGCGCACTGAAGCAGGCCGAAATGGAGATGCAGGTCGAGATGGCACGCGTCGACCAGGCGAGCGACGCCGCCTACTTGGCCGACACCGACAGCGCGCGCAAGCAGACCGTGGCGCTGGCCCAGGCCGGCAGCGGCATCTCTTGGGCGCCGGTGGTGATCAGCGCGCTCATCGTGGGCGGCTTCTTCACCTGCGTCTACATGCTGTTCCTGGTGGAGCGCAACTGGGACGAGCGCACCGCGAACCTGCTGAACGTGCTGTTCGGCGCGCTGACGGTGAGCTTCACGCAGGTGGCAAACTACTGGCTCGGCAGCTCGGCCGGCTCGAAGCGCGCGGGGGACGCGGTGCGCAAGATTGCGGAGCAGGCCGGCGCGAAGTAGGGCGCCGATCTATGGGGGAGATTTTGGCCGCGGACATGGAAAATCGGCGATTTCAGGGAGCGGTGGACGGCTGCTTCCCCCCTGAAGCCATGGTTCCCTCGGATCCTGTACCGCACTTTTAATCCGTTGGTCACTGGTTCGAATCCAGTACGTCCTACCAGAACTCCAGAGCGCTCGCCATACAGGCCGAGCGTTCTTTTTTTTTGCGGCGGGCCAGCTCGCAATATCAACAGCGCG